AAGGAAAAAAAACAAAATGAAAATAAAAAACTTAATCAAATTTGTTTTAAACACTCACAAAAAAAATAAACCTTTACCAAAAGATATATTAGAAATATTAGAAACTAATCAAGTAGTAACTATCGAAGCCGATAGAGGTACTATTAATGATATCCCATTAGGAGTATTTAATCGGGTGCATGTAATTTATAGAATCGAAGATCGGTATCCAATTGATCTCTTAAAGAGTACAGATACTATTTCAATTGATACTGGTAAGTACGCTTCTATTCAATCTATGAAAGGTTGTATGCAACGCATTACACCTGATGATTACAAATACGATAGAAACGACCAATGACTTACAGTTATAAATGTCAAGGCAAGTGTGGTAAAATAGAGGATTACCGCCATGGCATGAACGAGAAGCCAGAATATAAATGTTGTGGTGAAATAATGAAAAAATATTATGGTACTCCGCCAATTGGAATACATGGGGCTAACACCGGTGGAAGATCAGGAACATAAAACGAGTAATAAATGACAAGCAAGAAAAAAGTATGGTATTTAGGCCTTGAACCTCTTAAAGCAAGATATACAGGTCAATTAACAGAAGATTGGATGCCAGCGGCATTTAATCAATTTAAGGAAGATGTAGATTTTATATCAGTTCCTGGAGATTATGATCCTGATCAGGAAATTAAAGTTGGTGCTGTATTAGATGCAGTTGGTCGCGGTGTATTTGCAATGAGCCAAGTAACTCGACTGCTTGAAGCTATTCGATCGGATGATTTTCAAGATGGTGATATTGTATATATTCAAGATATGTGGCATCCAGGAGTTGAAGCATTGTTTTATGCTTGGGACTTGTATGGATATAAAAATGTAAAAGTATATACAAGATGCTGGGCTCAATCAGTTGATGAATATGATTTCACATTCCCGATGAGAGAGTGGATGCGTTATTATGAGTTAGGATTTGATAAATATCTAGCTGGTATTTTTGTAGCAAGTACAATTCATAGAGATCAATTGAGAGAAGCAGGATTTACTGCACCTATTCATGTATTAGGATTACCAGTTCATTCGGAATCAGTTCGTAAGACGGCCGGCAATACTAAAAAGACCTTTAAGGATAATGTAGTAGTTTATACTTCAAGATTTGATAAAGAAAAGAATCCATTCTTCATGATGGAAGTTGCTAAACAATTTTTAGAGCAGAATCCTAAATGGGAATGGCATATAACTACCTCAGGTAAAGAAATCAGAAGTATGATGCCTGGTACGGTAGAAGCATTGCGCGATCTAGCAAAAGCAGAGCCTAGATTTAAAATCTGTGAAGGTATTAGTAAGCAGGAATATTATGATAAGCTTAAGACTTCTGAAGTGCAATTCAATACTGCATTGCAAGATTATGTAGCTTTTACGGCAGTTGAAGGAGATGTATTTAATGCAGATTTAGTATATCCAGATTTCAGATCTTTCAAAGAAACAGTAGATGCTAGTAGAAGATATGTTCCGTTCAAAGTTGATAGTGCTTTAGCGGTATTGAATAATGCTATCAAAACAAAAAGACCAGACCATGGTATTGCAGAAGCATGTGATATTGGTATATTGGCAGAAGCAATGATCGTTTCAAATGGAATTGATTATGAATTAAATGTTTGGCATGAGAAAGAATTATGTAAGCATTTGTTAACAAGAAAAGGTGTAAATGTATGAGTAAAGAATTAATATACTATCCCTCATTATCTGCAGGAGGTAGTGCTGATGCTCTGAAAAAGAATAAGGAGGTTAAGCCTGGCTTAACTGCTAGATTCTATGATAAGTCATTTCCAGAGCGATGGAGACATCCATACTTCCTAATTACTGCCGGCCATCATTATAAAGATATGGAAGCCAGGCAGAAGTATGGTTGTGGTGATGATGTCCAGGTTATAGGTGATTCCGGGGGATTCCAATTGGTTACAGGGGCTATTAAATGGTCGCCAGAAATCAAAGAGAAGATCTTCCATTGGCTAGAGGCCAATTCGGATATCGCCGTAAACCTGGATATACCGCCACGTATTAAATATGAAGGCAAGTTCAGAGAATGCTTAGATATCTCATATGAGAACTTTAAATATTTCGCAGAGAATCAATCAGGTAAAACTCAATTCTTAAATGTGATACAAGGTAATAGTATTGCAGAATATGAAACTTGGTACAATCGAGTTAAAGACTTTGATTTCAATGGTTGGTGTATTGGAGGAGCTCAGAAAAGAGTATCAATGTTTATGAGTGGTTTAGCTCCATTGCTAAAGCATAGAGAATTTGAAAAGAAGCAGAACAAGTATGTACACGTATTAGGAATCTCTAAAATATCTGATTTCTTCTTATTGGCATACTTCCAAAAGATGATGAATAAGCATTATGGAGGTAGAATTCAAATTTCAACAGATTCATCATCGCCAGGCTTATATCCAGTATATGGAACATATCTCCATTCAGCTCAGTTAAGTAAAATGACCTTTACTGATCTATACTTTCCAAAAGGAGAAAATCTTCCTTATATACCAGGAACCCCGGTACCTAATCCATTAGGCCATCCTGTATCAGAAGGATTTACATTTGGTGATGTATCAAATTACAAAGGCGATGTAACAATGAAAATGACATTGAACAATTTGTTTGTATTCAATGAAACAGTTAAACAAGTTGAGGAGATAGTAAAATGTCATAACGAATTATTGCAAACGGTGGTTCCAAGAGATTTCTATTCCATTCTAATGAGTATGGAGGAGATGTTTAAGAATCCTGATAATGCAGTAAACATATATGAACAAAATAGTCAGTTGTATGACAAGTTCGGTGGAGGCACCAGAGACCTAGTAAATAATCAAGTAATATCACAATTTTTTGAAATAGGATAAAAATGAAAAAAGCAGAGTTAGTAAATTTTATTAATCGTTATTATCTAGCAGGTGCTACAACATCTGTTAAATGGAAATCAAACGATGGAGCTGTAATGACAGATTTCATTACAGATGATCAGAATGTTATCGGATCGGTAAGAGCCAATTTAGATTTAGGTTCAAATGAATTAGGAGTATATGCAACTCCAACCTTAACAAAAATGTTATCGGCAGTAGGTGATGATATCAATGTTAAAGTAAACAATATTGATACAAAATCAGTAAGTATTGATATTGATGATAAAGATGTTGATATGAAATTCATGTTAGCCGATCTATCAGTTATCAGACAAGTGCCTGAACTAAAGCAACTTCCTGATTGGAATGTTAAACTTACATTGAGCAAAGAGTTCACTGCCAAGTTTATCAAAGCAAAAAATGCAATTCCAGATGCAGAAAATTTTGGAGTTGAATGTAAAAGTGGTAATGCTGAGATCATTATGAATTATTCATCGATCAATACAAATCGAATCAAATTTTCAATTCCATGTGATAATGAAAATTGTGCAGATATGTCAACGGTATGTTTCTCATCTAACTTGTTCAAAGAAATTTTGCAAGCCAATAAAGATGCAGAGACGGCTACATTAGAAGTATCAGCTGCAGGTTTAGCTAGAGCGGTATTTACATCTCAGTCATATACATCAACATATTATTTAGTTCAATTACAAACTGCATAAGATGATAGTAGGATTCAAAAAATTATCTCCTAATGCAGTTACACCGACATATGCAAAAGACGGTGATGCAGGATTAGATATCTCGGCAATAACTTATACAATTAATAAAGAACATAGCTTTATTGAATATCATACCGGTTTGGCATTTGAAATACCAAAGGGATATGTTGGATTGTTATTTCCGAGATCATCTGTATCTAAAACAGATCTTCGTTTAGCTAATGCGGTAGGTGTTGTTGATTCTGGCTATAGAGGAGAGATAACATTTAGATATAAGTTTGAAAAAGGAACGTACTTTGCATCGTTAAAACGATTTGAAGCAGGAGATAGAATTGGTCAATTATTAATACTACCTTATCCAGAAATTCAATTAAATGAACATTCTGAATTATCAGATTCAGAAAGAGGTGAAGGTGGTTATGGTTCAACAGGTAAATAAAAAATATGTTTGGTAAAGTTCCGGCCAAAGTTCCGTTCTGTCATATTTATAATAAAGGAGATAGAATGATTATATATTGCGCTCGTAACATTGACAATGATAAAATGTATATAGGTAAAACTACCAGACAGCTTGAAGTTAGAAGACAAGATCATAATGAATCTGCTAATAATGGATCGGAAACTCATTTTCATAGAGCTTTACGTCAACACGATTTTGAATGGACTATACTGGAACATGTTGAGAAGAATATCAATGAACGTGAACAATTCTGGATTCAGAAATTAGATACATTTAACAATGGCTATAATATGACTCACGGAGGAGATGGAGGCTTGACATATAAAAAAGGTGATGAGCTCTATAAACGTATAAAACATAAATTAGGTCATGTAGGTAAATCTAATCCTGGAGCTAATCCGGAGATACATTCAAAGGCTATTGCCACAATACAAGAAAATATAATCGATGGGAATTATTTTGTAACCGGTGAATCGCATGGCAACTATAAAGGAGCAATGCGAAAAAAACATTTAAACTACAAAGGCCGCGGTGCTAGTGCAACTGCAAAGGCAGTACGTATTAATGATGTTGAATATGCATCATGCGCTGCTGCAGCTCGTGCGTATGGTATTTGTGGAGAGACGGTTTCGAATAGATGTAAAAAACCAAATTATATTGGATGGGAATTTGTTTAATTGAAATAAAATTAATATATTAAGTTATGTTTGGAAATCAAGAAAATACATTATGGGTAGAGCAATGGCGCCCAAGTACATTAGATGGATATGTCGGTAATGAGCATATCATTGACAAAGTAAAATTATATTTGCAGTCCGGAGATGTTCCGCATTTATTGTTTTATGGTCAAGCAGGTACTGGTAAAACGACATTAGCAAAGATAATTGCAAATAATGTCGACGCCGATGTAATGTATATAAATGCATCAGATGAAAACAATATTGAAACGGTCAGAACCAAGATAAAGAATTATGCATCAACTGTAGGTTTCAGAAGATGGAAGATTGTGATATTGGATGAGGCAGATTATATGACACCGAATGGCCAAGCTGCGTTGCGTAATCTAATGGAGACATTTTCAAAGACAACAAGGTTCATATTAACATGTAATTATGTTGAGAAAATAATCGATCCGATTCAAAGTAGATGCCAAGTATTTGGTATTACACCACCTAATAAAACCGAGGTTGCTAAACGTATAGCGACCATCTTAAAGGAGTTGCAAGTCCAATTTGATATAAAGGACGTGGCCACTATTATCAACTCCGGCTATCCAGATATCAGGAGAATATTGAATGCATGTCAGCGTCAAGTTATTGATGGTAAATTGGTTATGGATAAGACTAGTTTAGTGCAAGCTAATTATATGACCAAGTTATTGGATATTCTCAAAAGCGATGTTTCAAAGAAAGATGCATTTGTATCAATACGTCAGCTTATTGCAGATAGTAAAGTGCAAGATTTTACAGCCTTATACAAGTACTTATTCGATGAGATCGATAATTATGCTAAAGGACATATAGCGTCAGTTATTTTAGTATTAGCAGAAGCACAATATCAAGATGCATTTGCAGTTGATAAAGAGTTACATATGATGGCCACCATGGTTAAATTATTAAACGAATTAAAGTAGGAAGAATTATGAGTATTATCGGAATGGACGGTAAACCGAAAGGATCTTCAATGGACCCAGCGTCTATGAAAGACATTAAATGTGAAAACTGCGGAAGTAGATTTTTTAGACAAGTACATGCATTTAAAGTAGTATCAGCATTATTATCTCAAACAGGTAAAGAGCAAATTATGCCGGTGCCAACATTTCGATGTGATGATTGTGGATTTATTAACGAAGAATTTAACGTAGTTGAAGGAAAAGAAAACAAATAAGCCAGCCACGATATTCGATCATTTATCTAATATCACTTTCAAAAAGAAAGATTGGAATTCGTTAAGCGAGTTAGATCAAAAATCATTTTCGCCATATCTGATTAACAGATGGCTTTCTATGGATATGGACTTTATCGAAATAGTAGACATGTTTCAAAAATATACAATTGGTCCATTGGACAAGAAACATGTCTATCAATTGTATCATGATATATTACCTAAAATGAAAATATACAATAAGTACATTAAAGGAAAGAAGGCAAAAGAATATAACAAAGATTTGCTTGAAATGTTAACATCACATTATCAAATATCTAAACGAGATGCAAAACTATATATCGATTTCTGGAAGGAGAATGGTATAGACGATCTAAAAAATCTGTTAAAGGATTATGGTAAAACAGAAAAGGAGATTAAACAATGGCTAAAGTAATTAGAGATAGAAAAAATAAAGTCGAGTTTACCGAATCGGAAAAAGTTTATCACCCAAAACATTACGGCGGAGAAGATAATCCATATGAAGCAATCAAAGTTATTGAGGCTTGGGAATTAGATTTCAATTTAGGTAATGTTGTGAAATATGTATCACGTGCAGGTAAAAAAGATAAGGATACCAAGTTACAAGATCTAGAAAAGGCAATGTGGTATTTACAAAGAGCTATCGATAACTTTCCGCAGAAATAATTTGTTTATTTGAAATAAATTTATTATATTTAAGTATGCATAAGATAGTAAAGTTCAATATGAGAGAGCCGCAGAAAGGCGAGCGTAAGATATCATATTCTCAGTTTGCTATGTATGATAAATGTCCTAAACAATGGGAATTAGCATATGTACGCAACTTAAGAGAATTTACCCAAAGTATACATACATTATTCGGTACAGCGTTTCATGAAACATTGCAGACATATTTGACTACAATGTATGAGAAGACAGCTAAGGCGGCAGATGAATTAGATCTGAACGGTATGTTGTTATCCAATATGAAAGAATTGTATAAAGAAGCTGTAGAGAAAATGGGCGAACATTTCTCTAATAAGTTTGAGCTTATGGAGTTCTATGAAGACGGCGTAGCTATTTTAGATTTTATCAAACGTCATAGAGGTAAATATTTTTCAGCCAAGCATGAAGAATTGGTAGGTATCGAGTTACCAATATATTATCCAGCCAATGAAGATAAAGGTATATTCATGTTAGGATATCTAGACGTTGTTTTGAGAGATAAACGTACAGATGAGATTATTATCATTGATATCAAGACTAGTACAATGGGTTGGAATAAATATCAAAAGGCTGATAAGCTCAAGTTATCTCAGTTGGTATTGTATAAAGAATACTTTGCAAAGCAATATGGTTGGGATGTAGAAAAGATCAAAGTTAAGTTTATGATAGTTAAGCGTAAATTGATCGAAGGTGCAATGTTTCCTCAGAAACGAGTTCAAGAAGTTATTCCGGCAAGTGGTAAGCCTACTCGTAACAAATTGTTAAGATCAATTGAGAGTTGGATTGACAATTGTTTTGATAGTAATGGCGATTATAATTCTGAAAAAGAATATATTGCTTTCGCTGGTAAGAATAAAAAGAATTGCAAGTATTGTGATTTCAAAGATCGTGATGAATTATGTCCAATGGCTAATCGGATTAAAGAATGAGAGTAGCAATTATTGGGTCACGTAATTATGAGAATACTCGAAAGGTAAAAAATCTCTTAACCGATCTTCGAAGAAAATTTGGAGATGAATTAACAGTTATATCAGGTGGTTGTCTGCAAGGAGCGGATAAACATGTTAAGAAATTTTCAATTGAATTCGGAATAGAATACAAAGAGTATAATCCAGCACATACACCAAAGAATTTATATAGTGCAATGTCAGAACATTATTATGGTAAGCCATATCATGTATCACAATTTCATCATCGTAACAATTTGATTGCAAAAAATTGTGATTATATGATTGCATTGATACCAAATGGAGATCAAGCAAATGGATCGATGAGTGCAATAAAATCGGCTCAAAAGCTGGATAAAAAGGTGGTTATACTAAGCTAAAGTATATTTATATAAAAGTTACAAGGAGTTAAAATGGAACAAATTCAGTTACCAAAACTAAAGAAAATCGATCCGAACAAGCCTAAAAAGAAAAAGATATTATTATTATCTGATGACCTTCGTATGCATTCTGGTATTGCTACAATGTCCAAAGAATTTGTTTTAGGAACGGTTAGCCAATTTGATTGGGTTCAATTAGGAGCCGCGGTTAAGCATCCGGATGCCGGTAAAGTATTTGATATATCAGCTGACGTACAAAAAGAAACTGGGATAGAATCAGCTTCTGTTAAAATATACGCCAATTCAGGATACGGTAATGCTCAAGTATTGCAGCAGATATTAAACACCGAAAAACCAGATGCAATACTACATTTTACCGATCCTAGATTTTGGGGATGGTTATATCAGATAGAACATTCTATTAGACAGCATATTCCATTAATGTATTACAATATATGGGATGATCTTCCTTATCCAGATTGGAACGAGCCTTATTACGAGTCATGTGATTTGATAATGAATATATCACGTCAAACTCAAAATATCGTGAAAAATGTAATAAAAAAACATCCAAAGCCAGATTGGGCAGTGCAATGGGTACCGCATGGAGTTAATGAAACAAAATTCTATCCAATTACTCCATTGAAGGATGATTATGATGAATACAGCAAATTCAAGGAAGAATTTCAAAAAACGAATGATGTTGATTTTGTTGTATTTTGGAATAACCGTAATATCCATAGAAAGCATCCAGGTGATGTAATATTAGCATTTAATAATTTCTGTGAGATGCTTCCTAAAGATAAAGCAGAGCGATGTGCATTACTCATGCATACTCAGCCTATTGATCAGAATGGTACGGATTTATATGCAGTTAAAACAGCTGTTTGTCCTAAATATAAAGTTATCTTTAGTGATAAGCCTGTAGATACTAAAATGATGAATTTCATGTACAATATCGCTGATGTAACTATCAATATGGCATCCAATGAGGGATTTGGTATTTCCTGGTGTGAATCATTACATGCAGCTACGCCTATTATTAGCAATGTAACAGGTGGATTGCAGGATGGATGTAGGTTTGCAGATGATGATGGCAAATGGATTGAATTTTCAACAGAATTTCCAACTAATCATGCTGGTACTTATACATTCCATGGAAGATGGTCTAAACCAATTTTCCCTACCAATAGATCATTAGCAGGATCGCCGGTAACACCTTTTATATTTGATGATCGAGCTGATTTCAATGATGCAGCTAAGGCTATTAAGTATTGGTATGATATAGCTCCAGAAGATCGAGAACAAATGGGAGCAGATGGTAGAGAATGGGTATTAGGTGATGAATCTAATATGTCAGCAAGAAGAATGTCAGAAAGATTTATTGAATGCATTGATGAATGTTTAGAGAAGTGGACACCTAGAAAGCGATTCTCAATGTATCCAGTAAAGCCGCAAAAAATTAATGAAAAAATGGGAGTACTATGAAAAAGTTTGTTGTAGTAATGGGGCCTGTAGCTACTCGGTCCGGATATGGTAATCATACAAGAGATATTGTTAGATCATTAATTGATTCTGATAAGTATGAAATTCAAATTGTATCAATGCCATGGGGAGCTTGTCCAATGAACGCATTGGATCCAGAAACAGATCAGGATATTATTAGCAGAATTGCAACTACTAATATTACCAGACAGCCTGATATACATATTCAAATATCAGTACCAATTGAATTTCAGCCGCATGGAAAATACAATATTGGTATTACTGCAGGAATCGAGACTACGGTTTGTGCTCCACAGTGGATCGAAGGTTGTAATAGAATGGATAAAATCATCACTGTGTCAGAACATTCTAAAAAAGTATTTGAAGATTGTGTATTTGATAAGTATGATGATAAAACAAAACAAAAGATTGGTGAACTAAGATTAGAAAAACCAGTTGAAGTATTGTTTGAAGGTGTAGATTTAGATATCTTTCGCAAAACAAATGATATTGAATCATCTATTATTACTGAGATGAAAGGTATCAAAGAAAAGTTTTGTTTTTTGTTTGTTGGTCATTGGCTCAAAGGAGATATTGGTCAAGACAGAAAAGATGTTGGAATGCTTATTAAAACATTTGCAGAAGCATTTAAGCATAAATCTGGAATGAATCGGCCGGCATTGATATTGAAAACTAGCGGTGCAACTTTTAGTATAATGGATCGAGATGATATTATGAATAAAATATCTAGTATACTTGCTCCATATGGTAATAAAGCTCCTAATGTGTATCTGCTGCATGGTGATATGAATGAAGATGAAATTAATTCATTATATAATCATCCTAAAGTAAAAGCAATGGTATCACTTACCAAAGGAGAAGGATATGGAAGGCCGCTAGCGGAATTTGGCACTTGTGAAAAGCCTATTATTACTACCAGCTGGTCGGGTCATGTAGATTTTCTCAAACCAGATTGCACATTGCTCCTGCCAGGTAAATTAACGGATGTACACCCATCAGCCGCTGATACGCATATTCTTAAAGAAGGAAAATGGTTTACAGTAGATTATTCACAAGCTGCAAAGGCAATGCATGATGTGTTTACTAATTACGACCGATATAAGCCAGGAGCTAAAAAACAAGCCAAGCATATCAATGAAAATTTCAATATGGATGCCATGGCAGATAAGCTTATTGAAATGGTTGAAGCAAGTGCCGCTACCATACCAGAGCCGGTTGCACTTAAGCTACCAAAGCTTAAAAAGGTAGGTGCTAGCGAAGCTCCTAAACTTAAATTACCAAAACTTAAAAAAGCAGAAGCATGAAAATAGATTATGATGATATATCGCCAATAACAGGCAATAAATGTGTGATAATCGAGTCTGATGAAAAGACCAATGAAGAATCTCGATTATGTATGGAATCAGGATATACTACTAAAGATAGCTGGAAGACTGGATCGGATATGATTAAGCATTACGAAGAGCATGTAACAGAACTAATGAAAGAGCTTAAATTTGAAGATGATAAATCAGGACTAACCTGGTATCCATCTACAATGGTAACTCCTACGGTAATGTTATATCCTAAAGGTCAGGATATTGCAGAATGGTGTTGGGAAGTTGCAGAAGTTATTGCAATAGAAGGTGAAGAAAGATTGAAATATCCTGTACCAGGAGTTGAGAACCAATATTATACCAACCGGGTTGATATTGAAAACGCCAAGCAATTCAGTCAACCTGAGTTTGAATTGGCATTAGATGCTTTTTATGAAGTAGTTACCCGAACTTATCAGCAAGAGGAGGTTGTCAATGAATGATGAAATACGTCAATTGATAGAAACAGTTCCTAATGATAAAGAATTAGGAAATTTGATAAGAATTTATTATAATAAGCTTATTGAAGAAGAAAAAGAATATGTATCAACGAGTACATTTAAACAATTAGAATTTGAATTTGATTACAAGGAGAAAAAATGATTATAACAAACCTAATGACATTAACAGCATTTATATTAGCTGTTTATGCAAATATTAAATTAGCGAAAGATATGCGAGATCGCAACAGCGAATGCAATAAAGATTACCAGCAGCTACATGACAGAATAACTCGCAATTATATCGAACATGAAGAAAAGATTGGTAAGCTTAGATCCGGGCTAGCAAAATGCGAAGCTAATAAAACTAGCGATCCAACTACTAAACCAAAGCGACGTCCTAGAGGACCGAGAAAAAAGCCTCAAACTAAAAAATGAAATATCTGTTACTAGTGATATTGAGTTTAACCTTTATCGGCTGTGAAAAGGAAGTTGAATGTTGTTCATATACTTATTGGACAACATTTGACAATCCTAGCCTATCGGTTAATGAAGAATGTGCTTGCTGTTATGATTTAGCAGGACGGAAAATAGATTGCCCGCAATGAAAAACACTGTAGAACTATTAGGATATTATGGCTCTGATTTAACTCATGCACAATCTGCCTGGACATCTACCTCACGCGATTTAACGGAAGATAAACTAGCAAGAGTAGATAAACTACTCGATATGCTAGCCTCGGAAGGCCATCATACGCCATTCGAAAAGTCATCCTTGCATTTCCTGGTAACAGTAGACCAGGCTACACATATACACC